TTTGAGAATAATTACCGTCTGCCGTTACATTCATACTACTCATTCCATATTGTGACCTATCAGCGACACCTATAGCGTGAGCATATTGAGAAGAACTTGCCCCATCATCAGGATTTTGTCCTACATACTTAGTAGTAAAACTTAATACATATTCCGCCCCCGCTACAATTTCGTTACTTTGTAACCAATTATAAATATATTTTAATCCACTTGTTCCGCCACTTGGATTAACCGCTACAAAACTCCTAGGTGTATAGTTTGCTTCAGGTTGTATTTTTTCAAAAAAACCACTATCTATAGCATCAGATGGTGAACTTAAATAAGATGTAAAAAAATCAGCATAAGCGACGTTTTTAACTTCTTGATGTTCATCAGAATTCCAAGAACCACCATTTAAACCTAACCCATTAAATCTATTCCATCCTATGGCGTCAGTAACTCCGTCTAAATCATTATCTAACAATAATGTTGCGGGTTTATTACTACCACCGTCATTTATTAACATACTATTCACCCCAGAATTTCTTACAAAAATCCACGTATTATTTTGTAAACATAAATATACCCCGTTTGTAGATTGTGGAAAAATACTTCTAAATACGTCATTCATATCTGAGAAGTTACCGCTTAAATCAGTGCTTTCTGCCACATAATTATCATATTGTTGTCCCGTTATAATTTCTGATAGAGAAGGCGAATATATTGAATAATTTTGAAAATCAAATCTATCGGCGGGTTGTGGATTATCACCTACAAACCTTGACCATAAAATAACAGGATAATCTAAACAATAATTTAAATAATTATCTAATGATGGGTCTACCCAATAACTACCTTTTAAATTATATGTATCAGTGTTTTTTATTAATGATGTTCCATATTTCCAACGGTAGGGGTCAGTTACTAAGAACGACCCATAAATTCTATGGTTATCATCTTCTACTTTTTGTAAATTTGAAGGTATTGTCTTATAAGAATAACCATTAAAATGATACATTTTTAATAATTTTCTATCAGGAACACCAATTTTTTTATTATACGCTGTTGGAACATATAAATCTTTTCCTTTATCTTCATAAGTTGGTTTAAGTTGGTTTAATGCTATCGTTAATTCATCTGCGAGACTATCGGGCGATATAAAACCACTTCCAACAGTTAATGGTATATCTTCCAAAAATAACTCAGGATAATCATTTTCCCCCCTTGTTATTGTTCCATCTATACCCTCCCTAGTTGGATTATTACTTCTCATAAAACCTTTATAATCTAATGCTACTTTTGCCATCTTCTGACCTTTAAAAGTATGAAAACGATTTAAACTATGAATTGAAGGTATTCTTAAAATAGTTCTACCCGTTGGATTAGGGTTATCATTACCTTCACTTTTAAAATATTGATAATCGTAATACATACCATAATTATTATTTACTGTCATCGTTGCTGGTGTTCCCCCTCCTTCTACTCTATTCTGGTCTATTTTTAAACCGTTGTATGTATGTTCTTCTACATTAAATAAAACTGGTAGAACTGCGTTATTTGTTCTATTATCATTTACATAAAAACCTACATTCATTAACATAAAATTATCTTGTATCGTATTTGTATTAGTAGCATCATCACCATTAAACTGAATACTATTAGTATCTGCCCCCGCTACATTTATTAAAACATTTTCTAAATTTATATTATCCCCTCGTCTTAAAATAGTTGGTGCTGTTTTATTATACCAACTTGCTTTATTATTAACATCTTCACCCGAACTTTGAACCCTTATACTATTTATTCTATTACATTCAAGTATTATATTCTGTTGTCCTTCCATATTATAATATATATATATATATATTTTATATTATTTTTTGTAATTTATTTGTTGGTATATTAACAACTTTACTTATTTCCTTTTTACCTCTGTCTGTTCTTCCTCCAAATGTTATAAATATTTCATCCTCATTGAACTTATAAATAAATAAACCGTCATATAAATTATATACTATATAATAAGTATATTCCTGATGAGTTTTTATAAACTTATATTTTGAATTTGATATATATAAAGTTTTATATTTTTTACTGTTACACCTTCTAGTTTTAATTTCAACATATATTTTTTCATTTTCATTTACTAAATCAAAATTGTGGTTTGGAACGGTTTTATTTAAATCCATTTTTAAATATTTTTCTATATCTTTTTTACTTTCATTTTCTCCAATTCGTCCTAATATTATGTCATTAATTTGTTGTAGATGTTTCATATATATAATATATATAATATTATATATAAAATTTTAACACACTTTAAAAAACGGGAAAAATAGAACATTTATATATTATTAATAGAAAAATGTAAAAGTTCTAAAAATCCCGAAAAAAAAAAAGATAATTTAATTTAACTAAAATTAACAATAACGTCACCATTTTTAATAACCATTACCCGCTGAACACAAGCAAAAATGGTGTTTTCTAAATTATAAGCATCTAAATCAGTAAAATTTTTAGAAAATGTAATTTGGACGGGCGACTGTCCAACTTCTATACCATTCATTCCGTTATTAGTTCTATCATGTGTAAAATTAACACCCATATATTGCTGAGACGCCAATAAATGTCTCTGTTCTACAGGTGTGCCAGTAAATACCCCGTCCGTTGTTATTAAACATCTGTCTTTTACAGTTCCGATAACGTTAGCAGTATCTCCGAATTTACCATCAGATACCGCACCCACCGCCGTGTATACAGGATATGGAATAGAAGCATCAACACCATAACAATCAGTCAATTCACGCCAAAATTCATCATTAGTCAATGGTTCATTATAATAATTTATATTATTTACTTGTAACTGTAACTCACACGAACCAGAACCTCCACGGTCTCCAACTGTTGCGAAATTACCACCTATTTTTTGTGCTAACTGTTGCGAAGCATCATTATTATGAACATTCATTAGTAAATGTTTAACTCTAAGTCCCGCCATACCAATAGAGTTAACGAAAGTCTTTTTAGCGACAGACCCCGCTGCGGGGGTTGTTGGTTTGGTATAAGTTAAATCAATAGTATTATAATCACCATAAGCGATTGGTAAACCCGTGCTAGTTGTTGTAACTGCTTGTAATTTACTCATACTATCACCAGAATAATAAATATGGTCAGATACGAATTTAACTTGATTAGTATTAATTAATACATCCCCTTGAGTTGCTTCTACACCAACACCCGAAACTTTACGTTCTTGTTGTGGTGCGAATTCTAAAAATAATTGGACACTTTCCGATAAAGCGAACAGTGGAAGTGTGATTGGCATCATTTCAGGAAATAATTCAGAAAGTGCTATAGAATATTCCACACAATCATCATCATTTATTGCTCCGTTACCGTCTGTTTCACCAAGTTTAAAACGGGGTTTTTGGTCTGCTCCTTCAAGTCCTCCTATACCATATTTTCCAGTATAAACAACATTACCCGTCCCGTTATTATCTGTTGTATATTCCCATACATTCCAACATCCATTTACAAACTGTCCTCGTCGTTGTCTACTTGATTGGTCTTTCCAAGCATTACGCATAGAACAAAGCATATTAATCCTAGAACTCTGTGCTAAAACTACTCCCGAACCAGTCCTTATGGTAGCGTTCTTGATGATGTAAGCACCAGAATACATAGGTAATCTACAATTTGCTTTATTTAATCCACTAGCATAAAGTGGTATTATCAACCTAGATGATGGTGATAACAACCCTTTTTTTTGTAAATTAAATGTAGCATAATTTTCGTTTATTGTCTGTGCTTCAAGAACATCACTTTCAACTTTTGTGTTTTGGTCTTCTCCTTTTAATCTTAATAAATTTTGTATTTGGTCAGATTGTTCCATATTATATATATAATATATATATATTTTTTTTTAAATTAAATAAATTAATTTTTAATATATATATATTATTTTTCGGGATTTTTAGAACTTTTTATATTATTATATATAAATTTCTAAAAGTTCTTTTTTTCCCTAAAAAGATTTACTGAACGGGTTCAACATTTTGCCTAGCGACTTTCAACCCGCTATTTGCTAGTGCGAAAGTAAAAACACTTTGAGGTTCGTCTTCTAATTTACTTTTAATTCTCATACTATACATAGAATTCATGAATTCAACACCAGCACCAGTGTTTAACATATCATAATTTGCGGAAGCGACACCACCAACAAAATGAGTATTAGGAATATCAAAAGCATTGTAAGAGGGTGTTTTTTCACCTTGTGTTATTGGTGACTGTAGTGTGTTTGAGATATTTTTATATGGTCTTACACTATCAATAAAATCCCGTTGAAGCATAGCACCATAAGAATTAGCATTAACTGCTATACCTTCATTAACGTCATACTGTCTAGGTTGTTTTACATTGTTCCTCATATGAACAGTGCTAATAATATCAGCGTCATCGCCATTAGTTTGTTTAAATCTGTCTGTTCTTAAACTATCAACAGCACTGTTGTTAATTTGACTGCTCCTAATTGCGTTGGAGAACACAGAACGAACGGAAGATAAATTCATAAGTAAACTAGTTTGGTCGTCTGATGACTGAACAATATTAAGGAATGTGTTATATGTAGGAAAAGCGAGAACCGAAGAACTAGGTAAATCAGGACTTGCTAATACTAAACTATTGTATGTTAATGTAACATCATCCAATCTATAATAGGCGTTTGCTACTGAATTTAAAACAAAATTATCAGGACTTAATTGAATGGTGATTTTTAACCCGTTTGTGTCAGCGGTATTGATAGGTTGACCATCGTTAAAAATACCACCTCTTAACTGTAATGAAACAGCACTTTCTCCAGAGTTTGCTATACCTTCAGTATCATCTCTAGCATACGCTTGAGATTTAATTGAATTCCAATTTTTATATTGTGCGAATGATGTTAACACGGGTTCTGTTGTTGCTAATAATCGTGAATAACTTTTTACTTCTTCTATGGTTTCGTTACCATAATTTTGAATTCTTAAAGTTTCTATAACCGAGTGAACTCCAACCCTTGAATTTAATAAACCTTTTACTTCCGCACCAGCACCGTTAACTTTCTGATTATCTACCCTGACACCAGTTGATTGGAGGACATTAAATTTAAAATTTAATCTTAAACTCTTGACATCTACCAAAGAATTTGGATTAGGTGCTATTTGGAATTGTATCTGAGGGTTACCAAATTTAAATGTGTATCCACTTCCACCTCGTGAATTTGTAGGATATATTTTATTTTTTTGAATACCAACTATACCGTTTTTTTTGCTCATATTATATATATTATATAAATATATTTTTTTTTATATAATATTTTAATTAAAAAAATTAGATGTTTTTTAAACTATTACAGTTTTTTCATTTCCCTTAATTACCAACTGACGAGTATGACAGACGAAATTATGAAGAAGTAATCCGTTTGGTCTTGAATTGGTTGTAAAATTTAAATTTAATCTTGTTTCACCATCTTGTTGTGCCATATTATAAGAATAATTACCAGAAGGAACTAATGCCCTAGAAGCACATATTAAAGCACCGTCAATATCTGATAAATCTTTACAATCATACCCACATACTTGAAGTGCGTTTTCTAACTCCTTTATATGGATAGCACTCCATCCGCCAGACTGAAGACGGGTTCTATTATATCTATTTAATGATACTTCTCTGTTAGGAACTAACAAATTTGCTATATTGAACTGATAGGATGAAGGAGCGAGTTGAGAGTTTAACAATGGTGCTAAATTATCTCTATCAATTTCTGACGCTCCTAAATCTTCCCAGAATGATAAAATTGCCTTACAACGTTGGTAATTACATTGTATATAATTTGATGAACGAGTTACACCACTATTAATATTTGTTGGAAAATCCATGTATGAACGATAATTATAACCATAACCACCACCAGATACTAATTTTTCAACGTTTGCTAGTTGAGCATCATTAGGGTTTATTGTTCCTACTACGAATTCAACATCACTCAGAATAATTTTAGGTTTTCCTAAAGAAGTTTCATAAACAACACTAACAAAAGGCGTAGCATTTGTGTTATTTGGAAAATTAGTGGAGTTAATATTTAATTGTAATCTACCATTTGTAAACTGAACTGAATTGACTGCTACTTCAACATTTGCCAGAGCAACCCCGTTCTGTTCTAATCCAGAAATAACAATTTTACTACCATTTAAAAATGGATAATTTACAACTTCAGAATTATCTGCTATATCGGGGTTAATATGTCCCGCACCGTCTGAGTTAGTTATTGCTAGTGCGGTGGTCGGACCAGCGGGGGTGGTCATAGTATGAACTTGGTAAGGTCTAGAAGTAGAATAACCCATAACATATTGTTGGTTATCTTTTGTGTTAAGATTACTTTGAGAACTCATATCAGAACCTAAACCTTTTTTTTGCCCTCCAATCATAAGAACCTTAAAAGGGTCTTCCTCTAGTAGGATTTCCACAGTAAGCGGTGCTACCATATTAGGAAATGGTTGACTTTGATATTTACCGAGAATTCCAGATAAATTAAGAGGCAGTAATACTTCAATTTTTCTATTTTCTTGTCCTGCGGTAGTAGTTCCAGCATTTTGTGAGCGTTTAGTTAATGTATTGACTGCTCTAACTTCTCTATTATCGCATCCTTCATATAATCGTTTTTTATTTTCTATACTTTCATTTTCTACATAATTACAAATTATTCTATCTAATTTATTGTAATCGGTAATTTGTTCGCATACTGTTCCATTTGTTCGTATTGTAAGGTTACGGATTAACGAAGCACCTCCAATTTTACTGTTCAATAACCAAGGAAACATATAATTAATATCGGCATAAGCACCAGCTTGTAAGGCGGGGTTTTGTAAACCTTCGGCGTTTACTGTAACGAAAAACCTTAAATAAGTCTGAGAAGGATTAATCATTCTAATTGATTGTGGTGAAAATTCAAATCTTAAGGTCTCACCAAGTCCGTATGTTGTATTACGTGTTTCAAAAACTTTAACACTAGAGTTATTCATTTTATATAATATACAAAGATTTTTTTTTATATCATAAATATAATTAATATAAAAAAAAAATGAAATTACTATATATTTTATTTTACATAAATCTACTTAAAGCACTAGACGCCTTACCAGCAAACGCCCCCGCATAATCTGCGGGTTGTGCTTTTTGGTTATCTTTATCTTCTTCTGCTTGATTTTCATCTGTATTCTCTTTACTCTCGGCGTTATCTGTTTGAACTACCCCAGCAACAACACCAGCACCAGCACCAACGATACCAAGGACGTTTAAAAAAATTCCAAGGGGAGCAAGAACCCCTGTTGCGTCAAG